AAATCATTAATTGGTATCAAATTCTTAATGAAAAAGGAGGTGTTATTTATACAAGTGGTAATCCATTGGCTACTAAGAGTGTTACAATTACAAAAATGGCCCCTAAAGGCACTTATTTCACAGGTATGTCTATAAGTCCAATTTATCGCAAAACTCCATATTCTAACATTTCAGGAATAGGATTCATAACACTTTCTAATAATAAAAGATTAAACATATTTAAAGGAAATAAAGCATCAATCATGGCATCAAGAAGTATAATGCAAAAAATTATAGGCCGGGGACCACCTCAAAATTTACTGCAATCGGGTATAGGTAATCATAATTTCTGTAGAAATCCAGATGCTGAAAATGGTTTATGGTGTTATACAACTGATAAAAGAGTAAGATGGGAATTATGTAATGGTCCTAACGGAAAAACAGCAGGAAGCAAATCGAATACATCATATAAATCTAAAAGAGTATTTTATCCTGCTAAAAGAACATTTACATTTAATATGAAACCGTCAAAAAGCACTACAGGCTTTAAACATTATGGAAGTGGATATGGGGCAGGTTCATATCAAATAATCGACAAATGTGTCTATTTATCAGGTTTAATAAAAAGAGATGGAAAATATATTCCTGCTGATTCAGTTATTGATATTTTACCAAGAGCATACTGGCCCAAAGGCAGGAAAATTTTCACAGTAAATGCTGGTAAAAAACCTGGAAGAATTGATATTACTCCTAAAGGTGAAATAATTTGTATGAGCGGTTCAGATGAAAAATGGATTTCTCTAAATGGTATTTCTTATTCTATTGACGACGGTGTTCCACTTACAATGCCATGGAATGGTGCTTACAAACCATTGTCTGGAGCAGGAGGACCAGATATTAAGACTGGCTTAATTATGGATATTCCTTTCTATAATTCAAAAAGTAAAAAACCATTTACAAGAAACATGTCAGAATTAACAGCTAACAGCACAATATCAGGCTTTATTCGTCCTATTAAAGGTGGAAGACAAGCATTTTTTGATAAAGGGTATGCTGGAGAAGGTACTATTACACTTGAACCTAATGGATCACTTAGTTATTACTATGGCACAAAAGGCGGATATGGAACTCCTTATCAGGGATTTAACTCAGGAACTAAAATTAAATATGGAGAACTCACACATGTTGCTGTAGTAAGAGATTTTACTAATAAAAAACTTGTTTGGTATATAAACGGTAATAGAACTAATCAAGAAAAACCAAGATTTAATCGTGCTGCTAAAACAAGTTGGCCACTTAAAATAGCAAAAGGATATACTGGTAAAACATATCAAGGACAAATTTACAATCTTAAGGTGCATAATAGAGCACTTAATTTATTTGAAGTAAAAGCTCTAAGTGCCTCAAGTAAATCAAAAAAGGTTGTTTACGGAGAACCAGCTGTTTCTCAAAATAAAAATGGTTTAATTAGTCTTTCTGGAGTCTTGGGATATAAAAAGAGAATTAGTGATTGGGGATTAGTAGCTAATTTACCAGCAGAATATAGACCTAATAGGGAACTTTATTTTGTAGCACAACAAAGAGATAAATTTTACGGAATTCTCATAAGAATTGATGGTAATATTTTCGGAATACAGACTGATCCATCAGAAGCATTCATATCTCTTGACGGGATATCATATTACACAAATAAATAATTAAATAATCTTTTTAGATTGAATTAATCTAATAAAATTAAATTCCATATATATATATATAAATGAACTATAATTGTATTTATTTAACTCTATTCATTTGTATTGTTTTAATTTACGTTACAAAAGTAGGAAATAATAGTACTGAAAATTTTAGTGCATTAAATGTTCCTACTTTTAATAGATATGTTAAACATACAAGAGGCTATCAATGTCAAGAAAAAATTGACGCAATGCCCAAATGGGCAAGTGATAAGTATGGTAAAAAAACTTTTTGTCACCGTTATCCCTCGGCTACAGACTTAGCTAAAGTTTCAAAAGTATTAGTTCCCAATGCAGCTGAAATTAAAAAATCACCTCATGTTAAGATTAGTGCTAATGACTTGATTATAAGAGAAATTCCAAGTGCCAAAGTGTTATTATACAAGCGTAATCATAGAATGGGTTCTGCTCCAATAGTAGAAAATAAAGACTTACTTAAGAGTGAATCTATAGAATTAATGAAAAGAGAACCTAAATATAGTTACATTGCTGTAGGAAAAAATAAAAAAATGGGTGAAACAATATTTTATGCTGGAGATGTTTCCAAAATTAAAGGAAAAGAAACAGCTGATTCTAACTACGATCTTTATGAGAAAATGAATTCAGTTGAATATAGTATGACTACCTGGATTAAAATAGATAAAACTCAAGGAGGTTGGCGAAATATAATACATCATGGAACAGCTGAATCTACCAGAGCTCCTGGTCTTTGGATATATCCTAATGACTGTAAACTTGGTTTTGCTGTTTTAACAGATAACAAAAGAACTTGGGGAGAATTTATGTCTGGAGGAAGTAAACAAGAATTACCCCTTGGTAAATGGGCTCACGTAGCAATTACTGTATCTGCTAAAAAAGCAAGATGTTACATAAATGGTAAAATGGTAATAGACAGAAATATGGGTGGTAACGCAATTTGGCCTCCTGGTCAACAATTCTTTGTAGGTAGAGGTTCAGTTGGAGGATTTCATTTATCAAAAACAACTTGGTACCCTTTTGAACTAACAGATGCTTTTGTAGATAACCTCGTATTCTCAACTAAACCAGTTGCTAGTTTTGGTATAAAAGAATTATCTGCTATTGATACTAAACCAACTGTTTCTATGATGGGATCATGGAAATCCTCTCGTGGTAATCCAATTACAATTAAAGAAAAAAGTGGTATGATATTTATTGATGGTGAAATATTTAATACCACTGACAATGTTAATCAAACATGTTTTATGTTGGCTGATAAATTCACTCCTGATAGAATAATTAAAACATTAGTTAGTGGAACATCAAGCAGTTGGAGAAACAAGACTCGTGTAGTAGGTGCTAGCACATATTTATTAACTATTAAACCTAATGGTGAAGTATCAATTACTGATAATGAGAAATCTAAAGTTCCAGGAGAATATGCAAGAGGATTAAGAATTCTTCTTTCAAGTGTTAGATTTATGTTAAGTAAAGGAACTCCTTTAAAATTAGGATGGGGAGCGAAACAACACAATGAAACTTCACATCCAGGTATGACAAAAGTTGGTTCATTCCTTGCTTTATCAGGAGCAGTCGCAAATACAAAATATGGAAAATATATAGCAAGATTACCATCGCATCAAAGACCAAGAGAACAGACATTAACAACAGGGACATCGGATAAAGGAGTATCTACACGAATTGATTTCTATACATGGGGTATGGTAAGATTTTTACCCCAAAATGACAACAGTGCCAGAACAGCTTATCTTGATGGAATAATACTCAATACATTTAAAGGAGAAAAAATACCATTGTATAATGGTTTTAGAAATTATCATAAATGGTGGACTGAAGCAAGAGTTATGATGGATAATGGAATTGTTAAATTTTCAGGCCTTATAGGAATGCCTGGCTGGAGAGGTCCTCCTAATTGGTCTGTAAAAGATAAAGGATGCTTTAAGGATAGCAAGAAAAGAGATCTACCTAAATATCATGGCTATACCAATGATAAGAAAAGTTGTGCTAAAAAAGCTTACACAGCGGGTCATAGAATGTTTGGATTACAATATTATGGCGAATGTTGGTCTGGAAACAGTTATGGAAGATATGGTAAAGCTAATAATTGTAATACTAAATGTCGTTATGGCAATAGAAAAGATAATTGTGGTGGAGGTTATGCTAACAAAGTTTATGAAATAAGAGATACATGGCATCATATGGGAAGAGTTCCTAAAAAATATGCTCCCAAGAAAGATATGAGATTTAGAGTTGATGGAAACTGGAGAACAGGATTTATAGAATTATTGGTTAGAGCAAACGGACACATGTATATGATGAGTAAACAAGTAGGAGGATGGGGAAGATGGAATCATCTTCATCTTAACCGCATCTGTTATTTGAAAGATTAATTAAAGATTTATTATATAAATATACGATATATGGTAAATCTAATTTATATGGCAAAACCACGATTTGGTGGTTGGGTAACTTTTACAGCACATTTATCGCGCAAGTATAACTACAAACTATATAAAATTCATACAAAAACAGAAAAAAAGAAAGATGGAACTCCAGTTTTAAGAGATTATGGATATGGTGTTAAATATCAAAATATTTCAATTGAAGATGCGGCAAAATTAAAAGATATTATGATTACAGCAATAGACAAAAATTATTACAAATATCTTGATGAGTTTCCTAGTAAAAAAACAACTCTTGTTATACATGATCCTACTGAGGTTAAAGGAAAAAGCACACAACCTGTTATTGATAATCTCAAAAGATTTAAAATAATAACTATAAGAGAAACAGTAAAAAAGCATCTAAAAAAAACGTTTAAAGTCAATAGCACATTTAAACTTCATCCTTTTTTTGAATATGATATTACAAAAAATACTAATGAAAAAGCAGTAGCCATATCAAGAATTGATTTTGATAAACATACTGATATAATTATAAAAGCTAATAACTCTCTTCTCAAAGATGATCAAGATGACAAAGTAGTAGATATTTATGGTGCCAAAAACGACTTGTATGTATTTCATCATCTTCAAAATAAGTTAAATTTGAATTTAGATGATTTTTACCAGGGCACATTTAAGAAAGATTTCTCTGATCTCAATAATGTTCTCAGTGATGCTAAATATATGATTGATTTATCAGCTATTCATAATGATGGAGGAGGTAGTCAATATACATTTTTGGAAGCTATTTATCAAGGTGCTGCTCTTGTATTAAATGAAAAATGGGTAGCAAATACGAATTCTGTTTTTAAAGATAAATACAATTGCTTTGTTGTTAAAGATGAAAAAGATTTAGTAAAACTACTAAAAAAATGGCCTAGTGTAACTAAAATTAGAAACAATGCAAAAAAATTATTACAACCGCACATTGATGTTAGTTGGTAATCTGGGACCAATGCTTATAGTGACCACTACATTTTTGAATACGAATATTATTAAGGTTTGCCTTCTTTACCTTAATTGTATTTTCTATATTTTTAATTTCCTCTTCTGTAAATGGTATATTATATTTATATCTAAACGAAATATGGGCGTTTTCAGGCCACCAAATAGGTATGTTTTCGCCAATAGGTTTAACAAGATATTGTAAGGCATAAAAATCATTTACGCTTGTTTGGTATAAATTTCCTACAAGTTCTATTTCAACTGAAATATTACTATTTAATATATGTTTATATTCAGGGATATCATCATAATCAAGATATGTTTTTATTGATAAATGTGGAGGAAACCCGCTAGGATAAGTATACCATTCATGTTTTTTTTCTGGCAAAAACCAAATACAATATTGAAAGTCTTCAGTAATATTAAATGCCATATAAATATAAAAATATAATATTATGTTAATGAAGATTAAAGATTCGCATATTCTATATATCAATTTAAAAGAAGATACAGAAAAGCGTAAGAGAATTGAACATCAATTAGATTCATTAAAATTAAGCTATACCAGAGTTGATGCTGTCAGAGGATCAAAATTAACAAATCTGGCCTATAGGAAAAAAATAAGTAAATTATTATCTATTCCTATGAGTAAACTTAATGTTAAATATTGGACAGATCGTAAAAATTTCAAAACTATGTGTAAATATCCAGATGCTATAATGAAAAAAGTAGGAGCTTATTTAAGTCATATGCTTGCGATTAAAATAGCCTTAGATAAGGATCTTAAAAATGTAGTTATACTTGAAGACGATGCTGATTTTCTAAATAATATTAATAATAACATTAGAGTTCCTAAAGATGCTGATATAGTTTATTTAGGAGGTTCATTTTATAATGATGTTAAAAAAACTGTAAAGTTATCTAAAAAGCTTATTGCTGTTGATAATGATATTATTAAATTAGTAGGAGCATTTGCTCTTTTTATTCCTTCAAAAGAAAAAATTAATGATATTAATAATGTTTTGAGAGCAGTGTTTTTACCAGGAAAAGGAAAAGATAAACATAAAGATTGGAGAACTGGTAAAATTAGATTGAGAGCACAAGCGTTAGACTTTGTATATCTAAATTTTTTTCAAAAATTTGGCAATTGTTATCTAGTTAATCCTGTAATGATAGAGCATAAAGAATTAGGAAGTAATATATGTAATAATAGAAAAAAATACAAGATCAGGCATTTTCTTTTCGAAACGCAATCAAAAAAAATTAAAAGTTTATTCTAAATTATAAAATGATTATTTCCTGAAATTATTTTACAATTTATTTTTATTTTACCTGGTTATTTTTATAATTACATATTCATGTATATTTATATTTAATTTGAGTATGCCAATCCACCCATACCACTCATGATTCTTAGAACATTGTAACTATGTGCAAAAACATTTAAAAAGTAAGAATATGTTCCATTATGAGATGTAGTTTCAAATACGTTTTTGATGATAGCATTGTCTAATCTGGAGAAATTACATGTTGAAGAAGGCTGATGTTCTTCTGGATTAAGAGCAAAAGAGTAAAGTTGAACACTTGACACCTTAGGATACCACTTAGATGTGACCTGAGTTGAAACAAGGTCATTAGATCCAACTCCTAATCTAGTATTTCTTAATCCAGCTCCGGTATGCTTTTGATATCTTTGAATATCTCCAAAATATTTACCATCTCTTTCGTAAAATCTATCTGAGCCATTGAATTGTAACAAAGCACTATTAACTCTAATAGCTTGAGTTCCGCCATTATTTAATATAGAACAAGCAGAAGCCTTTCCTAGATTTTCATCATCATTAACTTGTTCTATTGTCCATACAACTTCTTTTACTGGATGATTAAATCTTAATTCTTCAATATTAGAAATTTCTTTGGATGTTGAATTGGTAATTTGATGTTGTCCCAATGATAGTCTGTTGGAAAATTGTGTTTGTTCAATAAGATATTCGTGTGATAATTGAGCGAAGCGTCTGCGTTCATCTGTATCAAGATAGATATAGTCACCCCATGCCTCAATATTTGTAACATTGTTTAATGATTCTGCCAATTGAATAATAATCCTAACTTCATGATATTGCAGAGCAATTAATGGAAGTGCTAAGCCAGGATTTCTGCAGAACCAAAATTGAAGAGGGACGTATGATGGTTCAGGTATACTTACTGTAGTTGTAACAGTAACTGGTTTATAACCACCCATAACTCTAACATCACCTTTTTTAGGATTACTATTATCATCATCACAAATTAGTAAATCATTGTAATTAGTAATGCATAATCCACGTGGGCTTGAAAAACTTGCCTCAAGAGGATTAGCATTATTGTCATTTCCTTCTGTTCCACTACCAGCTATATGAGTAAATACATCGTCTTTGTATTTGTATATCTTATGAGTTTGTCTGCAGGATAGATATAATGTTCCATCTGTGTGTATTAATATACCATTACCTCTTTCTATTACCTCTGAACCGGGACAAAGGTAGGTTGGTGTATCTTCTCTATCAGCACCAGCAGCAACTTTGTATAATCCAGGTTTATCTGTAAAAAATAGGTAGATATCATTATTATCCGCTATTTTCATTGTGTGAATGGTGCTTTGAGTTCCATTTACATCCTTTAAGATAGATGTGTGTTGTTTGAAATAATAGTTAGGAATAAGTGTGGTTGCATTTAATAAAGTAACTCTATCTAATTTATGATCATCTACATTAACATACATATGAACTCCATCATTAGTTATACCCATTTGGGTATTGTTGCCGATACCTATTGGGTAACCAGCAGTATATGTGTATGTTGTCTGGAAGGATAAATTAGAACCTCTTGGGGAGATACCTTGTCTTTTTAGGACACCAGGATTTCCGGATGTATTTACTTCAGTGTGATAGATAATATTATTATTCCAATCAATAGCAGATTGTCTTGCGTAATAAGTAGATGTTTTAGTTCCATAATGAATATTTGCTTGATCAGGGTGAGGAGTATTTACATCAAAATAGTAATATAGACCATTATCAGTGTATGCCGTTGAATATTGAATTAAAGCATTACCATCTGGACTAAAATGTATACCCCAGGGGTAAGTATTATTTTTTACATAATTAGGTTGTAACCATGTTTCACTTGTGTAAGGAGTCGTATTAAGATTAACTTTAACAAGTGTAGCGTTTAAGGTGTTTGTGCAACCTATAATATAATCACCACTCGGATGAAAATCAAATACCTGAATAGGAAATGGACCATAAGTTGGAGATATTGTTGACGTTGTAAGATCAATTGTTCTTAAATAATAACCAGCCGCCGCTCCCAATGGGCTGTTTGTCGTAGCCAATATCATGTTAGGATTATTAGGAAAAAATTTTAAATCATGTACACCATGTATTTGTCCTACTCCGGGACCACCAGCTGTGTGTCCTCTTTGATCTACATCAGGTCCAAGTGTATTATCTCCTACTATTGTAGTTGTTTCAAAATTACCAGAACTAAGATTGATTTTTTTTATAACTCCTGTATTTATCATTGATATAACAAGAGTTGAATTATCAGGGCTACCTCTCAATATTTTCCTTCCATTAGGTAATTGAGCATTAGTGTAATCTCCATCATTTAGACCGATGCCATTATTTAAAACAGTTGCGCCACCTACAGGAACATTTCCTACATTATATACTGTTTCTTGATAATGCTGATCTTCATTAAAATATACTCTTGAAATTATTTTTTTAACACTATTTGAAGCAAGAAGCAACATGTTTGAATTTGCTGTAACTGAATTTAAACCACCTGCGTAATATCCTATAGTATCAACTCCATTGGAAATAGAAGGATTAAGACCTTCATTGGCTCCAGCATTAGCTTTTCCTGGACCAACTATATGTCTCCACATAGCATTTCCAATGCCATTTGTGGCACTTAAGGTTAATCGTGTTACATAATCATTTCCTTGTTGTATTCCGTAAATATTATGACCACCATCAATATCAATTTCATGAATAGATATTCCAAAATGAGTGGTAGGATGCGCTTCTTCAACAGTCCCATCGACATTGATTCTTGTTAAAATATTATTTGATCCTACTGATTTAGAAAAATATATTGTTCCCGTGGCAGGATGTTTTATTATACATTTGGGAGCTACATCTTCAGTACCTCGGTAACTAATGATTTCATCTACTGCGATGTTATTAAGTGCCGCTGGGCTAGGTTGATTTTGGTCTACAATCATAGTTGTTGTAGTAGTATCAATACCGTTTCTTAATTTATTAAGCATTTTAGTTTTGTCTAAGTCATGTGTTAAATCACACCAAATATTCATCCATAAATTGTATTGCTTATCTATGACTTGTCCGCCTATTTCACATTCTACATATTCAATACAACTAAAAGAATCATCTGTTTGTCCATCCATCTTAAGAATGATATTAGATAAAAGATCACCATCTCTTGATATGTTAAAATTAATTTTTGAACCTGATTTTACACTACCATTAATAGTTTGTTCAACAGATTGAATAGCAAAATTGGTATGTCTTCTAAATACGGTCTTAAAAAATGTTATTTGGGGATTACCTGTTAGGTAAATATCCTGGGCTCCGTAAGCCACAAGTTGTAGTAAACCACCTCCCATATTTATACTATAATCTGATATTTTATTTATAAAAAAATAATTCTTTATAATTAAATTAATTGGAATAAGCTAGACCACCCATACCACTCATGATTCTTAGAACATTGTAACTATGTGCAAAAACATTTAAAAAGTAAGAATATGTTCCATTATGTGATGTAGTTTCAAATACATTTTTAATTATAGCATTATCTAATCTTGAAAAATTACATGTCGAGGAAGGTTGGTGTTCTTCCGGATTCAGAGCAAAAGAATAAACCTGAACACTGGACACCTTGGGATACCATTTAGATGTAACTTTAAAAGAGGCTAAATCATTGGATCCAACTCCTATTCTGGTATTTCTTAATCCAGCTCCGGTATGCTTTTGATATCTTTGAATATCTCCGAAATATTTACCATCTCTTTCGTAAAATCTATCTGAGCCATTGAATTGTAACAAAGCACTATTAACTCTGATAGCTTGAGTTCCGCCATTATTTAATATAGAACAAGCAGAAGCCTTTCCAAGATTTTCATCATCATTAACTTGTTCAATTGTCCATACAATTTCTTTTACAGGATGATTGAATCTTAATTCATCTATACTTGAAATTTGTATAGGTGTTGAATTTGTAATTTGATGTTGTCCTAACGATAATCTATTAGAAAATTGAGTTTGTTCTATTAAATATTCATGAGATAGTTGAGCAAAACGTCTGCGTTCATCTGTATCAAGATATATGTAATCGCCCCATGCTTCAATATTAGTAACATTATTCAGCGATTCTGCTAATTTTACATTAATTTTTACTTCATGATATTGCAGAGCAATTAATGGAAGAGCAAGACCTGGATTTCTACAGAACCAAAATTGAAGAGGAACATATGACGGTTCCGGATTACCTATTGTTGTGGTGATTGTTGCTGGTTTATGACCTCCCATTACTCTTAAATCACCTTTTTCGGGATTAGTGCCATCATCATCACAAATTAATAAGTCATTATAATTTGTAATACATAGTCCACGAGGGTTTGAAAATGTAGCCTCTAAAGGATTTGTGTTATTATCATGTCCTTCTGTTCCACTACCAGCTATATGGGTAAATACATTATCTTTATACTTGTATATTTTCTTTGTATTAACACAAGAAATATATATAGATCCATCTGTGTGTATAAAAATGGCTCCTCCTCTTTGAATTACTTCTGAACCAGGGCATAAATATGCTGGTGTATTTTCTCTATCAGCACCAGCAGCTACTTTATACAATCCAGGTGTATTTTCAAGTATAATGTAAACATCATCGTTGTCCGCTAATTTTAATGTTTTAACTGCTCTTTCTACTCCATTACTATCTGTCAATGTAGATATATGTTGTTTAAAATAATAGTTAGGAATAATTGTAGTTGAAATAAATGTATTGATTCTTTCTAATTTGTGATCGCCGTCAGTTAAATATAGATATGTGCCATCATTAGTTATACCCAATTGTTCATTTGTAAAAATATGAGCATTTCGGCTTAAGTATCCAGCAAAACCATCATCATAAGTGTATGCTGTTTCATAGGGTATATTAGATCCTCTTTGCGAAATACCCTGTCTCTTTAAAAGGGCAGGGTTATTATCATTACTTAATTCAGTGCTATATATAATATTATTAGTCCAATCAACAGCAAATTGACGCACGAACTGCTTGCTAGAGGTTCCATGATGAATGTTTGCTTGATCAGGGTGAGGATTATTTACATCATAATAATAATATATACCAGATGTTTGCGATTCATTTGTTGCGAATTGAATTAAATTATTGCCATCAGGGCTTATATACATAGCTCGTGTATAGGTAACTCCACTATAATTAGGCTGTAACCATGTTTCACTTGAATAAGGAGTCGTATTAACATTAATTTTTATTAATGGTGCATTTCCAATAGCTCTTGCAGCGATAATATAATTACCAGATGGATGAAAATCAAACATGTCTATACTCTCTGAGATAAGAACCTCAGATACTGTTGATGTTGTAAGATCAACACTTCTTAGTGTACTCGCAAGAACTAATATCTTATTAGGATTATTAGGGAAAAATTTAAAATCTTCAACAGTTCCTATTTGTCCTACTCCGGGACCACCTGCTGTGTTTCCTCTTTGATCTACATCAGGTCCCAGTGAATTATCTCCTACTATTGTAGTTGTTTCAAAATTACCAGAACTAAGATTGATTTTTTTTATAACTCCTGTAGATACCATTGCTACAACAAGAGTTGAATTATCAGGGCTAACTCTTAATATTTTTCGTCCGTTAGGTAATTGAGCATTAGTGTAATCTCCATCATTCAGACCTATTCCATTATTTAAAACAGTTGTACTACCCAAAGGAACATTAGGAAGAATAGATGTAGTTTCTTGATAATGCTGGTCTTCGTTGAGATACAGTCTTCCAACGATTCTTTCTGTATTAGAAGATGCTACAAGTATCATATTAGCATTGTGTGTAACTGAATTTAAGTCATTTAAATAATAACCTATTGTTTCTACACCATTAACTATAGAAGGAACCAATTGATTTTTAGCTCCTGCATTAGCACCATTATAACTAACTATTCCTTGCCAAACTTGATTAGGTATACCATTGTTATCAAGTATAAGTCTTGTTATCATAGCTCCATTTTTTTGCGCTGCAAAAATAATATTACCGTGAATATCTAATTCTTGGACATCGAAACCAAGAGAAGTTCCATCTTCAACTATGCTTCCATCTAAATTAATTCTTTGAAGTTTTGCTTTATTTCCGACTTGTTTTGAAAAATATATAACACCTGTAGAATGCCTTACAATACATCGAGGACCTAAATCTTCTGCTCCTGGGTAACTGATGATTTCATCTACTGCGATGTTATTAAGTGCCGCTGGACTAGGTTGATTTTCATCAACAATTGTAACTGTTGTTACAGAATTGTCTCCATCTCTTAATCTATTTAATAATTTTGTTTTATCTATATCATGTGTTAAATCGCACCAAATATTCATCCATAAGTTATATTGTTTGTCTATAACTTGTCCGCCTATTTCACATTCTACATAGTCTATACAACTAAAAGAATCATCAGTTTGTCCATCCATCTTAAGAATGATATTAGATAAAAGATCACCATCTCTTGATATATTAAAATTAATCTGAGAACCTGGTTTTATGTTTCCATTAATAGTTTGTTCAACAGATTGAATAGCAAAATTGGTATGTCTTCTAAATACGGTCTTAAAAAATGTTATTTGGGGATTACCTGTTAGGTAAATGTCCTGTGCTCCATAAGCTACAAGCTGTAATAAACCACCTCCCATATTTATACTATATTCTGATATTTTATTTATAAAAAAATAATTCTTTATAATTAAATTAGTTGGAGTAAGCTAAACCTCCCATTCCATTAGTAATTCTTAAAATATTATAATTAACAGCATACACATCTATAAAATATTTATAATTACCATTTATAGACGAAGTTGAAATTGTATTTTGTAAAATAGCATTATCTAATCTAGAAAAATTACATGTTCCAGATGGCTGATGTTCTTCTGGATTAAGAGCGAATGAGTAAACATGAGCATTAGTTGCTTTAGGATACCATTTTGTTATAACCAGATCAGAAGTAATATCATCACTGCCTACTCCTATACGTGTATTACGCAAGCCAGCACTACTATGTCTTTGATATCTTTGTATTTGAGAATAATACTTACCCTCTCTTTTTTCAAGCCTATCTTCACCATTTATTTGTATCAACGAAGAATCGACAATTATGTTTTGATTACCTCCCAAATTTTCTATAGAACAAGCTTTTGCTGAGCTATTAGCACTATCTGTTACTTGATCTATTGTCCATATCAACTCCTTCACAGGATGATTAAATTGAAGTTCGGTAGTTGAAATAATTTTCTGTGCTTCGTTATTAAGAACATTAGTTGATCCTAATAACATTCTATTAGAATGTTGAACTTGTTGAATTAAATATTCATGGGAAGTTTGAGCAAATCTTCTGCGTTCATCTTTATCTAGAAATATATATGTTCCCCAAGCTGATAATCCTGTCACACCATGAAGTGCTTCTGCTAATCTAATTATTATTTTAACTTCATGATACTGTAGAGCTATAAGAGGAATAGCAAGTCCGGCATTTCTGCAAAACCAAAATTGTAGTGGAACATATGCGGGCAATGATGTTGTTGTAATACTACCCACTGTTACTGGTTTATATCCACCTATAACACGCATGGGACCATTGGCATGAAATCCTCTATCACAAATTATCACATCATTAAATGAAGTAAAGCACATACCGAATGGATATACAAAACTTGAAGTTAACGGGTCATCTGTATTAACTACTGTTCTGGCTACAGGATTACCATTTCCATCAAGAGTAGGTTCTTCTCCAGCAAAAACTGAAAGTTGATCATTTGATAATTTAATAACTCTTCCTGTAGATCTACAAGATATATACATGTCACCATTACTGTGCTTAAATATATTTTCACCATTTTTAATTAACTCCTCAGAACCCTGACATAGGTATGTAGGTGTATTTTCTCTATCTGCTCCTGCGTTTACTTTGTATAATCCAGGAGTATTTGAAAAGCATAAGTAAATGTTATCATTATCATCCATGTTCATGGTTAACACTGCTTTAACCACATTGTTTTTATCTTTTAAATTTCCGGCGTGTTGTTTAAGGTAATAACTTGGTGTAATTGTTGAGGATGAAGATAGGGTTATTTTATATATATAACGACTGCTGTTTAAAACATAAGCAAACTCCATAGTTTCGGTTCTGGCTGGAAAGACTATCCCCCCTATACCACTCAGAGTTGATAATAAAGTTCCAGGATCAGAAATACTAAATACTTTAGGATTTGTATTTCCAAGTATAACTGTATCACTATCGGCCATTATAGAGATAGCATATGTTCCGTTTGGCACTCCCCCACTGACGTTAATAGTTTGTAAATTTCCTGTCATATTTCCACTGGAATCAAGATTAGCACGTTTTACTGTAAAGGGATTAGTATGCACAAATAGTAAAAATGTTCCATCAGGACTAATAGATAATGGGTATCCGTTACCGCCTACGTTATTAAGCAAAACTTCTATTGTATTATCTCCTAAATTCATTCTTAACAGTTGGCCAGGATATGTTAGTATATATGCGTAATTTAGAGTAGGATGTATTGCTATCCCTACAGGATTTGTACATGTTGCTAATGTAGTAATGCTATTGTTTGATAAATCTATTTTTCTTATTCTACCACCATTTCCTGTAGGGGGACCCGAGCCTGTAATTAAAACATAAGAACCATCTGGACTTATAGCAGCACCCATTGGGTCATGTATGGTGCTTGTTCCTACTAGTCCATCATCACTCCCAGAAACAGCAGGCTGGCCTGCGATTGTGCTAACTACTCCTGTATTTAAATCTATTTTTCTAACTGTATGATTTCTCTGAGTTATAATTAAAAATGGGTTGGCAATATTAGGTCCATCAAAAGCATTAATAGTCCACACACTCTGCATTGATGCTACATTTATATTACCATCATCATTTCCACTTGCAAAATAGTTATATAAATTAACAGTGGGTGTAGGTAAGAGAGATAACACTTGTTCTGAGAAATGTCCGTCGCTATTATCATATCTTCTTACGATCGTTTTAAAATAATTAA